GGAAATAGCACAAAAATATTGCAAACCGTTCTAGCGACTGCTACAATAGTATAAGCTTCAAACAGAAAGGGGGACCAATGAACAAAGCAGAAGCGCGTAGCCTATGGAGCGCTCTAAATGCTTGCACATGCAAGCCCGGTGTGCATGCTCCATTTGATTGCGTATGTGTTCACGATGCAGTCATATACTCGACAGACGGATACATTGTGAATCGTATCGAGGGGTTATTTAAACCGGGTAGCTTGTTTAGCGCTTTATACAGAACTGATTGCACATATGCCTCGCGTGTCGATTTGCTAGATAAGGTTCTGACATACACCGTAGGAAACAGGGACTTCACAAGCGCGTGCGATTACTTAGACCCGGCTCAAGTAATGAAGGCTTTGCGAGTTCATAAGTCAGCCGGTGCGAAGCATATACAATTCGCACCTGCAACAGGTCGTACTAAGGCACCTCTAATTATTCGAAGCGAGATACCGACTAACCACGGAAGCATAATAATAACTTCAGCCATTCAGGGACTACGATAGAAGGAGAAACACCGATGACCACAGATGAGCACAAGCTTTTAATCAAGGTTGACGAAGACCTAACAGAGCTTTATAGAATGTACGCGGAAGACGTATCTCGTTTGGCTAGGCTAGTCCGCAAATTAGCAGGCGCATTACTCGCGGTAACGGTTCTAGCCGTTGTCTGCATTCTCAACATATACGCTACTCTGGGGGTTATTTAACCCCCTTTTTTATTACCTGTATATAATACCGCTAGGTAAAGGCACCGCGTAAAAGGTGCGTGGTGCCGCTTGCTTGAAAGGATACCAATATGGACGTAAGCACTATAACGGAGTTGGTGAGCAACGTGGCCTTCCCAATCGCTGCATTTGTGATGATGTTCTACTACAGTACCAAGACTGTAGAGGACATGCGCAAGACCATCGAAGAGAACACACTCATTATGACGAAGGTAATTGAAAAGCTCGATAGCATGAGTCAGGAGGGCTAATAGTGTTAAAGAAGCTTGTAAAGGGGTGCGCGGCCTTTGTCGCGCTTGCGTCTGCTTTGGTGGTCGGTGCACCGTCTGCGTTCGCTTGGCAGGAGATTGACTATTTCATCGCGAACGGCCACGGCACCATTTCCCCTAGCTATCTGGTCATCCACTCAACAGCTAATCCCGGAGCGACCGCGTGGAACCACGTAACCTACTGGAACCGCGCAGGTAACAACGCGGCAATGGCTCAATGGGTGTGCGACTGGACGAACGGGGGTACCGTCTATCAGGTCATGCCGGGCAACGCTAAGGCGTGGCACGTGGGCAACGGCAACAACGTATCCGTTGGTATCGAGATATGCGAGGGAACTACGCGCGAGCAGGTTGACACGGCACTCGATACAGCCGCTCAGTGGGCTGCATACTACTTGAATCAAAAGGGCTGGGGGGTTGACCGTATGGTGTCGCATAACGATGCGCGTACGCTCTGGGGTGGCACCACGCACACCGACCCAATCCCGTATCTGGAGCGCTGGGGCTACAGCTGGAATTGGTTCAAATCGAAAGTTCAAGCATATATGGATGGGTCTACAGGCACCGAACCCGCGCCAGATTCCGGCAACCAGAACAACGCGCCTGCAGCTCCCACCGGCTCCGTTGAAGCCCTAGCCGCTGCAGTCATGCGCGGCGAGTACGGTAGCGGTCAGGCGCGCCGCGATGCATTAGGTAGCCGCTATGAAGAGGTTCAAGCCTACGTGAATTCGCACTATTTCGGTATCGGCTCCGGTGCCAGCTCCGGCTACAAGACCACAGCGGAGCTAGCAGCCGCTGTAATGCGCGGTGATTACGGTAGCGGTCAAGCGCGCCGTGATGCTCTTGGTAGCCGATATAATGAGGTGCAAACCTATGTGAATCGGGTTTACTACAAAATTTATTAATTTAATCGTTGACACGCTATACTGTTAATGTTTATAATACTAATCAAGGCAACGGGAAAGGAGATGACATTATGCCTACTAATTTTGAACGTGGATTAATCGGCAGAACGGTAATGTTCTCGCACTGTAAGGGTCAACGCGTTGTAAATGGAGAGTTTGAGCCGTTCGAGTATGAGCTTCTTGGCGATTATTCGAAGATTACTAAAGCCACTAACACGCTACGTAGAAGGCTTAAAGACCCGACCATTACCATTACAGATGTTGAAACGGACTCGGATTACTACTCAATGCCGATTAAGCTCTTTGTAGAAACCGCAATTAACTATAAGAAAGGACTCTAATCATGATTGAGAATAACCAGCTTGCCACCCTCGATACCGATACCAACCTGTACACTCCCTCTAGCTACTCTTCCATCCAGCCCACCGATGCGGAGACCCGCAAGCTCGTTGTGAACGCGATGAACAACGCGGAGTCGCTTTCAGAGCATGAGGGCGAGACCTTGGACGTTATCGGCGTTTTCACCAAGCCCGGCGTGCGCCGTTCCCGCGAGAAGAACGGCGTTGATATGCCTTGCACCAACACCACTATTGTTTGCGCGGACGGCAAGGCTTATTTCTCGCAGTCCGAGGGCGTTCGCAACGCAGCCGATAACTTCATGGCCGCTCAGCTCTTTGATTCAGGCGAGGTTGTTCAGATGAAACTTGTCTCCTCTAAGCTCCCCAACGGCAACACTCGCAAGACGCTTGTACTTGTCTAACATATAATCCTAACCCGTTGTCTCTAAGGCGGTTCGGCTAGAAGCCGTTCCGCCTTTTTTAAACCGGAGGTATTGAAATGGCAAGAGCCAAACGTGCATCTGACGAGACATACAACGCGCGCAGGCGCGCCAAGCGCCTATTGGCGCGCCTTGAGCGCGAGGATACAACCGGAATGAGTGCATCGCAGATGCGAGCGCGCACAGACTATATAGAGAGCGTGCGCGCGCAGATTACCAAGTCATATCAGAACACGCGCGCCGCGTCCGAGGTGGCAGGCGCTAAAGAACGCACGCAAGCAGCAGCCGCGCAGCTCGACCGCATGACATCGGCGCCGCGCCGCGTGAAGAGCGCTAAAGAGCGTTCGGATATCTTTTTCGCCCGGCAATTGAACCTTGCTAAAATCGGCCAGCCCACAACGTTAGGCGAGCATGCGAGCGAGAAGGCATCAGTGTTCTATGCGGCAACGCGTCAACTATGGCGCGGGCGCGATGCACGTAAGCGAAACGAGTACATAATTCGCGGCCTTGGCACCAACTCGTTAGCCGAAGCATTCGAGAAGGTTCTTAGCGCCAATGAAGACGCTTTCCAAGCTGCGATAGGCTCCAAGGTAACATCATCGTTCGTGGAGGGGATTACAAGCGAAAACGAAGCCTTCTACAACGAAGTTGATTACGACTCCGAGTTGATGGGGTCTGACTGGTGGGCTTCGATGCTCGTGATGTTTAGATAGCTTGAAGGGCGTTAGAGGGAACATGGCGCGCAAACGTGACAGTAAACAATTCAAGATAGCCGCGTCTTATGACACGGAGACATGCAACATCCTTGTGGACGCGGAAGAGAACAAATGGTGCGCTTATCCCGTGCTATATATCGTCAACGATTTGCGAGGGGTGGATATTCGCAGCTATGAAGTTGGAGCGGGCAACGTGTCCTTTTATCGCCACGGCGCGCAAATGCAGGCCGTTATAGACGATTACATAGCGTGGGGTGAGTCGGTTGGATGCGTTCCCATCATCTGCGCTTATAATCTCATGTTCGACCTGCAACCGCTCATGTTCGACTTAAACGATCGTTATGATATGGTTGCGAGCGCGCAGAGCGCGACTAGCGCCTACACCGTGGACATCGTACAGGAAGGAGTTGTAAAGCTCCGTTTCTGGGACACTTTCTATCTCGAGATGCGCGGCCTTGCCAAGATGGGCGAGACGTGCGGGCTGCCTAAGGCTACGGGTGACTGGGATTACTCGAAAATCCGTACACCGGAAACCCCGCTGACAGATGAAGAACTGTATTACGCCGGACGAGATACGGAGGTTATCCCGGCTTACCTGCGCTACCTTCTTGAATCTAATGAATGGCTTCAACCGGAGTGGCTTGGGGTGCGCGTGCTCACTAAAACGTCATTGGTGCGGCAAGCCGGAAAGATGGAGACCGGACGCCTGCGTATCCCGCGCGGCGAGGGTAAACCCGTGTCCGTGCAAGCCGCGTTCGAAAGGATGTGCGCGCAGGAACTCGCGCCGACATACGCGCAGTACGCGCTTAGGAAGGCGTGTTTTCGAGGAGGGTTCACGTTCACTTCCGCGCGGTATTCGGGGCTGGTGCAACGCAACGTGTACAGCATTGATGAGACATCAGCGCACCATGCATATATCAACGGACACATGACCCCGGTAAAGTTCAACGGCCTTGTTCCCGCAATCTTGCAGCATATGGCTGATTCCGTTGTAAACACGAGTCTTGATGAAGCTATGAAGCACTGGGAAGAGCCTTTTGGATGCGCGTTTCACGCGCAGGTACGTTTCACGCGCCTGCGTCTGCGCGCGGGTAGCGCGTTCGCGGCGTGGGATATCGCGTTGCTATCGGAAGCGAAGTTTAAAGGTACCGGCCAGTTGGGTGAGTGGGGCGGACAAGCAGACCGGGAGACGGTGACTAAAGTTAGAAGCGCCGGTTACGTTGACGTTGCAGCCGGTGCGCGTTTCGCGTTCGGAAAGCTGGTTGAAGCTCAATCATGCATCGTGAATGTGTCGGAAATGGAGTTGTGGTGCATGAGCCGCGTTTATGAATGGGATTCTATGGAGGTGATTCTAGGCGAGGGGACGTGCAAGTTCGTGAAGCCGCCCGACTACGTGACGTTGCTATCTAATCTCTTCTACGCGCGCAAGGACGCGTGCAAGCAGATTCTAAAGACGTACGAGACCGGGCGCGCTTACACAGAGCCTATTCCGGAGAGTATCCCGGAGGGTATCGCCGCGCGTATCCGCACCGGCGAGATGGAGCGTTCCGACCTCGAAGCATATTACGGGAGCACGGTAAAGGGAATGTTTAACTCGATATATGGAATGGAAGCGCAAGACGTATTCAAGTGCGCCTATAAGGTCTCTGGGGGAGAGATAAGCGTTGATAGGGATACGGTGGTCACGCGCGAGAACTACGAGAAGCATTACAAGGACGCGCGCAAGAAGCTTGTTCTCTACCCTTATGGCTTGAGAATCGTAGGCGGTTCGCGTATGGCTATCGTTGCCGCTATCGAGCTTATGTATAGGGCTTTCGGTGAGCGCGTGCGAGTGCTCGGGGGTGACACCGACAGCTTGAAAATCTCGTGCGATTCGGACGTTAACGCGTCTGATTTAATGGCCGCGCTCGATGTGTTCCACGCGTCCGTTACCGCGTCTATCGATGTATGCATGGAGCGCGTGCGCTCTAATTTCCCGTCTTACGCGTCCCCGCTCACCGGGGTAGGCACGTTCGAGGTGGAGGGAGACGCCTACCCGCTCCATATGGACGCGTGGAACAAGGCGCGCGTTAGCTGGGACGGGCGCCACGCGCATATAACGTGCGCGGGTCTTTCTAGACCATCGAACGCCTACAATATCGAGAATTGGATAGATTACATGAGCGCCCGGCACGGATTCGAGGAAGTAGCCCCGCGCGTACTCGGGTGGGGCGTGCGCGTGTCTAACAAGGTGTGCCATGCGCTCGAACACTATAGGCCGTCTGCATCGGATGTGTTCGATGCAGACGTTACCGATTACACCGGCAAGACCGCGCGCGTGATATCTCGCGAGTCGATAGCGCTCTACCCGTCCGACCGTGTATTAGGGGACGCGGAGAAGGGCGGCAATTCGCGCACCGTGGCATACGTTCGTGAGAAATACGGGCGCTGTTTGGATGCGCGCATGCGCGTTATCGATGTGGCTGATGGACGCGCGGTGTATACATATATCGATGATGAAGGATGTGAGATTGAATGGTAGACCTTAATGACGGCATTCATTACAACTGGGAGAAGACGCTTTCATATAACGCGGATGTAACCATGGTCGTGGGTGCGCCTAACAAGGGAAAGACCTACGGACTTCGCGCCTACGCGCTCAACCGCGCTATCAAACGCGGTTGCAGGTTCGTGGAGGTGTGCCGCACGCTTGATGAACGCGATGCGGTCAAGAAAAGCTATTTTGACAAGCTAGCCGCGACCGATGACGATTTTGGGGCGTTCGAATACAAATGCGAAGCGAACGTGTTCAGATACCGTGCGAAGGGAGCGAAGAAGGGCACCCCTTGGAACACGTGCGGGTACGTTGTAGCGTTCGCGGAGATGCAGGGTACGAAGAAGCGCACGTTTGCGGACGTTGAAAACATCATCTTCGATGAAGCTATCCTAGAATCGATCGATTCCACCCACACGTACAAGCGCAACGAATGGAACATGTTGAGCCGTATCATAGATTCATGCGCGCGCGAGGACGCCTATAACGATAGTAGGGTCAAGCCGCGTTTGTTCCTGTTGGGAAACGCGGTTGACTTACTCAATCCCTATTTCGCGGCGTTCGGTGTGCGCGGCGTGCCGTCCTACGGTTACACGTGGTATCAAGATAAGATGTTCCTGCTTCATTACGTTGAGCCTGACGAACATGACGCGTACCGCATGGAACACACCTTAGCCGGGCGCATGGGGCAGGTAACCGGCTATTCGAATGCCACGTATGCGAACGACTTCAAGGAAGATACGCGCTACGTGATGAAGAAACCGCCGCGCGCTAAATACATTATGGGAGTCGTTCATATGGGGGATGAATACGGCATATGGGCGGATATAACAGAGGGGTATTACTACGTCACCTCAAACATCCCCAACAACGCGCCGAACGTCTACGCGCTCACGCGCAAGGACAACACGCCGAACCGCATAGCCGCGCAGCGGGCGCTTAAGACCATGCGCGTTATCGTTCAAATGTATTACGAGGGTAGCGTTTTGTTTGAGAGCGTCAAGGTACGCGAGGGCTTTTTGGACGCTATGGCGCTCTATGGTGTAAAGTAGTATCCGCGCAAGCGATGACGGGCGCGCCACTCCATAAGTAGGGACGATTCGGGAAGCTATATCGTTCGGTCGATACCCGAACCCCGCGCGAGGTAGCAACGCGTTTTAATGGAACGCGTCTAGTTTCGCATATGCGCTATAATGAGCGCGAACACGCATGTTTTTTCATCGCGTGTTCGCGCTCGATTCATATACATATAGAAAGGGGCTTCTATGGGCGAGAACGATTACCTGACACCCGATGAAACCGAGATTGAGCAGACCGCAGGCGTTGACGGCGAGGAAGCGCACCGCGTGGGCGAGTTCGATGATTTGCGCGACCGTCTGGAGCGTATCGAGAGCGTTGTAAACGCAATCGCCGGCGTACTCGATGAGATGCGCGCGACCGCGGACGCAATCGACATCGACAACGGCGCGACCGTGATTGATGCGGACGGTGATGGGGATGCGGATATCATCGAGGACGATGTAACGGTCATCCCCGATTACGATGACCTTGACCTTGACCTTTAAGGAGATACACGAATGGCAACCAACAACACCACTATCGCCGGACGCGTGTACTTGTCCGGCACCAACGATTTTCAACAGCGAGTACCCAACCCGACTATTTCCGGTATCGATGCTACTTCTAAATTCCTGTTCGACCCGATGAATCGCCGCTACCTTAACGAGTTCGTGGACGCGTTCGTTAATCGAATCGGCACGCAGATTGTCCATAACAACCAGTGGGAGAATCCCCTTACCGTCTTCAAGGGTTCTAATCTGCGTTACGGCGCTTCAATTCAGGAGAGCGCTATCAAGTGGCTCCGCGCCCACACCTACGATGTAGACGATGCGAACCTTCTCAAGGTCGAGCGACCCGAAGCCGCTGTGTGGTACCACACCGTGAACCGCAAAGACCGCTACGACATCACGCTCGAGTTGCCCGACCTGCAGCAGGCTTTCGCGGATGAGATGGGACTTAACCGCCTTATCGATGCGGTTATGACCGTGCCGCGCAACTCCGATAACTATGATGAGTACCTTTGCATGCTCAACCAAATCGCCTACTATGAGAAGAATTGGCAGTTCTTCAAGCATCAGGTGAGCGCCGCGCCGACCGATGAAGCCACCGGCAAGGAGTTCCTGAAGGCCGTACGCGCCTACGCTAAGAAGCTCAAGTTCCCATCTTCGCTCTATTCCCCGGTATCCGCCGAGTACGGAATTCCGACCTTTGCCAAGCCCGAAGAGCTTGTACTCTTCATTACCGCAGATGCAGCCGCTTCTATCGATGTTGATACCTTGGCAAGCGTGTTCCAGCTCGATAAGGCGGAAGCGGCATACCGCACCATCGAGGTGCCGGAGTTGCCCGTCCCGGACGCGTTCGCTCTTCTAACCACTGATTCGTTCTTCGTCTGCAACGATTACGTGTATGCCAACGAGAGCTTCTACAATCCCCAGACCTTGAGCACCAACTACTATCTGCATCATTGGGAGGTTGTGAGCGTGTCCCCGTTCGTGCCTGCGATTCTCTTCACCACCGATGCGGGTACCACCGTGCCCACGCTCACGCAGGCCGTTACCGGAGTGAACATCACCGCTGCCAAGACTTCGCTCAAGCCGGGTGATACCACGCAGCTCACCGTTGAGCTGATCGGCACCGTGACCGCAAACGATGAGGGTATCGAGGTCGCGCCCGATGCGGTTACCTGGAGCGTGTCCGGCGAGACCGCAGCTACCGAAGGCGAACCGCTCGACCTGAACAGCGCCACCCGCGTTGACCGTCTGGGAGTCCTCCACGTTCAGAAGACCGGCCTTGAAGCGTCCAACGTCCTCCATGTGACCGGCACCACGTCTTACGTCAACCCGTCCGGTGCGACTACGCAGTACACCAAGACCGTTGACATTACAATCGCCTAGCGGTTTATAATCGCTATAAAGCGTTCCACACGCGCCCCCGCTTGTGAATGAGCGGGGGCGCTTTTAGTAAAGGGGGTATCAAGTTGGATTCAGGATTCCCGAACATCGGAAACGTTGACGTATATAAATATGACAACGCGCTCGATTACACGCGGTTCAAGCCGAACGCGCGATTGAAGATGTGCAACGTGCCTTGGTGCGGGGACTATGACAACGTTGTCAAGTTCGCCGATGATGACGCGCGCGATGCGTGGTTTGATGCGCTTGAAGGCGATGTTATAAACCTCGAAACGATGTTTAACGTCAAGCCTGACGGGAGCGCAAAGGTACCCGTTCCGGTTACGTCAGCTCAAGGGTACAACTACCTCGTTGCCGATTTGCCGCGTATGACTAGCGACTCCCAGCCGCTCGAATACGCGAACGGCGAGCGCAAACAACGCTACTTCTACTTCATCCAAGACGCGCAGCAGCTATCGCCGAACACAACGCGCTTGGTCTTATCGCTTGATATGTGGACTACGTATATCAACGATATGCAATTCGACTACATATTGCTTGAGCGCGGACACGCGCCCGTTGCCGTGACTTCCGTAGGCGAGTATCTAGCCAACCCGCGCGAAAATTCCACCTATCTGCTGACAGCCGATGTAAACACCGGTGGGGAGCCTTATATAGAGCGGGCGCGCGCCGTGAAGAACTACAGCGCGGAAGAACAACGCGCCTGCATCGTGACATCGTGCGACCTACCCGGCAATCTTGGCAACGCAGCCGCGCCGCGCGTGCCGGTCGTATCCGAAGAGCTTGTTTCCGGCGTGCTTGCCGCGCGCGTGTATTCGGTCGCGGTAAGCGACCTCGTGGGATTCCTGCGCGCTATGGAGAAAAACGCGCCCTGGGTCAAGCAGACCATTCAAGGTATCTTCTTCGCCCCAACCGATTTGATAATACAGTATTGGGATTTCACTATTTGGGGGTTCAATGTAAGCGTGCTAGGGGCTTCGCAGCGTGTAGACAAATTCATCAATCCCACAGCTAGCGACTTTATCTACCCGGCGCGAGCCGCAAAGTTCGCGAAGCTCTACACGTGGCCTTACGCCGCTATTCGCGTGTCTGATGAAACGGGCGCGTCTTTAATCGTGCGCGTTGAGGATTTAGGGAACAAAGGTATCGAGGTAGCGAGCGCGCTCAATCTCGTAATGCCCTATATAACGATCGATGCGCGTTTGCTCGGAATCGCAGGCGCGACCGATACGCTGATGTTCCATACAGCGGAAGGCCGCACGTATTCGTACGGCGGAGCGTGGGGCGATTACCTGAAACGCTGGAACGTGCCAATCATGCAGGTGACGCAGAGCGCCGCGAGCCGCGCCGATTACTCGACCGTGTACGAACGCGCGCACGCGAAGCTTGCAGCGGATAACGCTCTAGCGTCCTCGCTTGCATCGAACGCGACCGCGAACACCAACGCGAACAACGCCGCGCAGAACACCGTTGACGTGAACGCTATCAACGTTGCCGCTAACACCGCTATAACGGAGAACTCGAATAGCGCGGCCTTGAAGGGAGCCACCGCAGCTAACAATAAGCTCAAAGCCGACTGCGATAGCGACAACGCGACATCTTTAGCGGTAACCGGCCTGCAGAACGATGTGATAGCGATTACCACGGCGAACAACAACGCAGCATCCGTAGCGCGAACCGTTGGCAGCGTTATTACCGGCGCCTTTACCGGAACCGGAGCGGGCGCGCTTGTGTCCGGAATCGCTGATATGGCCGTTTCGTTCCCATCCGCGAACGCCGCATCCGCTATCTCGCAATCGAGTAACACTAACTCCGCTGCAATCGCGCAGACGAACGCGCTCGAGAAGACGCTCCACGCGGTACAGTTCACCGCTGCGACATATGGCGTGCAATCCTCAGCCGCAACGAACGCGACGAATATACGCAACAACGCTAGCACGTCATGCGCCGCTTCAAACGCGTCCCTCACGAGCACCAATGCGGCCAACACCAAGGCCACGGCGGACGCGAACGCGCAGCGCACGCATGCGACAGCTATAGACGCGATTCAAGCGCGATTGAATCAGGCGGGCGTGGCCGCGCCTGCCGTGTTCGGAGCCGGAGCGAACGGGCAAGGGTGCGCTACGACCCCGCGCGCGCTCTTCGCGCAGGTGATAACGCAACGCGAATGCGACATTATGAACGCCGCGAGCGCGTTCGCCCGGTACGGGTATACGCTCATGCGCGAATGGGATATGCACGATATGCAGGTTATGAAGCATTTCACATACTGGAAATGCACGGAAGTGTGGTGTAGCGGCAACGGCAACGCCCTGGAAGACGCTCAGAACGCCGTGAAGGATATACTTATGCGCGGGGTGACCGTTTGGGATACCCCCGAAGACATAGGCCGTGTAAGCATTTACGATAACTTTAGGGAGTGATGCAGCGTGAACGATGCAATCAACATCGATTCGCTTTTGAAGTCGGACACGTACCAGAACATGAGCGATGAAGAGATTCAGGCGCTCATCGATTACAAGGTCGAGCAAGCTAGAAAAGACGCTGTTATCAGCGCTGACTACAAGGCGCACGAAACGCTTATGCAGCATATTATCGATGAACAAAAGCTAGCGAGCGATAGCGCTAACGCTGCGTTCGCCCGTGCGATGATGGGTACTAGCGCCTATATGGAGGTGGAATGATGAGCAAAGGCCGCAGGGGCTTCAAGCAGCGCCGCGCCTATCGTCCGGATTCAAGACCGGCGTATTGGCAGACGGAAGCCTACAATCAACAGTTGTTCAACATGTTTCAAAACGATTTGATAGAGCTAGCGTTGTCGCGCTTTAAATGGGTTGGGTTGCCGGAGACGTGCAACGCGCGCTACCTCGAATGGATATTGCTCACGGAAGGAGCGGCAACGCTAGCCTATCCATCCCAGACAAGCGATACGCTTTTGTCGCTGAAGGCAGTCCAGCAGGGCGCGCCGAATATGTACGATGAGCCGCGCGCGTGGCGCGCTATCGGTGCGACCGGTAAGACTAATTTCATGTGCAATTGGTCTCGTGGCGTGTGGATTTGGGAGAACGCGACCCGCTACCCGCTCATGGTGAAGATTAACATCTGGGCGCGCGAGCTTGCCGACATCCTACGCACGAAGCAGATTAACCGTTACCACATGCGTATGCCGCTGGTTATATCCGCTCCGCAAGATAGGGCATTCGATGTTCAGAACTTCTACAAGTCAATCGGCAACGGCGAGCCGTTCGTTTTGGCGTATGACAATTTCAGCGACATCCAGACTAACGCGACCATGCCGGAGCGAGCGCGCGAGTATATCGGGGACAAGCTTCAAACGGAATGGGCTAACACATGGGACGCGGTTTATAGGGAGCTGGGAATAGATTCGATGACGTTCAAGGCGGAACGCATGATTGAGGATGAAGTTAATTCGACCATGCAGCCAACGGAGCTAGCGCGCCTATCCCCGCTGACTTGCAGGCGTACCGCTTGCGATAAGCTCAACGCGCGTTTCTCCGGCAAGCTTAACGAACCTATCACGGTAGTATGGGCGCGCGACAACATCACGGATAACTATGACATGCGCCACCGGTATGAAACGCTGTTTGGTAAGGAGGGGTAGGAGTGTTCGAGTTTCCAGAAGTCCCTGTAAACGATCGTTGGAACTCTATGACCGTCACGCTTGGCGAGTGGTACGAAATGGGATTTTATAACCCGCTCGATGATGAATCATGGCGCTTCGATGCGTACAGCGACCTGCAATATACGCAGCTGTGCCGCAAGATTATAGAAAGGTTCTACTATCGCGAGGTATCCATTCCAACGCCCGCGCGATGGAAAACCGCGTATCTGCGAAAGCTCAACGAGATTATGCCTAAATATAAATTGCTCTATGCGCGAGTGGAGCAAGGCGTGAACCCGTTCCAAGCAAGCCGCGACCGCTCCAAGTCTCGCGATATCTTCTCAGACTTCCCGGAGACGATGCTTTCCGGTAATTCGGACTACGCAAGCAGCGGCACCGACCGCGAGAGCGATACCGTGCGCGAAGGCGATATAACGGAGCAAGCCGCACGGTTCGCTGAATCGTGGAACGATGTTGATGTTATGATTCTCGATGAGCTGGAGCATGTTCTATTCACGTCTATAATGGTGCCGACCGTTCCACTTTGGTAAGGAGGTTATATGTTCACACCATTGCCGTATTTCGACCCTTTTCTAATATCTAATCCGACATTACCAAAATTGTACTGGGAGGTGAAAAGCCCCGAACAGCTCACCGCTAACCTATACTGCATCATCAACGCATTGAAGGATTACGTTAACGACACTAGCGGACAAGTGAACGAGAACAGCGCCGCGATTGACACGCTTGAAATGCTGTTTGAAAAGTTCATGCAATCCGGCTTCGATGACTACTACGCGCAGCAGATTGAAGATTGGATTAATGACAACATCGGATGGCTTTGGCAGACGTTCGGACAAATGATGTTCGCAGGTCTGACCGATGACGGCCATTTCTGCATCTACGTACCGGACTCGTGGAGCGATATCACATTCGATACCGGAGCCGTATACGGCACCGAGGATTACGGGCGATTGATTCTAAGGTACGAGACCAGCGGGCAAGGCGTCATCGACAACACCGCGCCCAACTATCCTAATGGCAACCTCGCTTCTGACGTTGCGAAGTTGCAAAAGGAACTACTAGAGGTAAAGCACACGCTTTACACGGCACTCACCAGCACGGAGGTATAAAATGGCAATCACAGCACTTGAATTTGGAAAGACCCTGCGTCCTAGCACGGTGGAACTCATTAATAAGATGAATGAGACTATCGCAGCCGTGAACGCATTGAATCCCGCAGCCGTGGAACAGCTTACACAAGATGTTGCATCGCTGAAAACGACCACAAGCGGCCTTACTACAAAGGTTACGACTAACACCAACAACATCGCCGCGCTTACGCAAACGCAGACCTCGCACACGCAGGACATCGACAAGATGAAAGTTACCTTGTACACGCCGCTTGCAAGCCCCGACACTGACCCGTCAACTACCACCAAATAAGGAGATATTGAATTATGACAGTCACTCAGTACGTGGGAGCGCGATACGTTCCCCTTTTCGCCGAACCGCTCGAATGGGACAACACAAAGACATATGAGCCGCTTACCATCGTTTACAACAATGGCAACTCGTATACCTCTAGGCAGTACGTACCTGCTGGTATCGAGATTACCAACACGCATTATTGGGCGCTCACGGGCAATTACAACGCGCAGATTGAACAGTACCGCGATGAGGTGCAACGGTATGACGCGCGCATTACCGCGAACGATACCGCTATCAAAGCGGAGGTTGAGCGAGCGACCGCAGCCGAAGCCACCAAAGCGCCAACGAGCCACGCGAGCGATACCACCGCGTACGGAGTCGGCAACGAAACTAACTACGGCCACGTGCGCCTAGCCGTTGCGAGCACGCCAGCTACGAGTGACGCGTCCGCGGGAATCGCGGCAACGCCTAAGGTTGTCAACGATGCGGTGACAGCTGCATCTAATACGATTAATGAGTCTATCGACAATGTTAAAAGAGATGTTGCAGGCCTTGAAGCGCGTCTAGATAAGGGTAAATCAATCGGTTCATTCTACGTCATCGGCGATTCGTACCTGGAAGGATACAATCCCGAGGGTGACGTGTCGGGATTCGGCAACCGTATCAAGACCACGCTCAAAATACCTGTATACAACGAGGATGCACAAGGCGGAGCTAAATGGGATAGCTCCACAGCGACGCGCATTACAGCCGATTTGCTAAATTACGAAGTGATTCTAATCGCCCTCGGGCATAACAACATGACTTCTAATACCGTGAACGTCTCGCAATACGTGGCCGCTACGCTCAACAAGCTGGAGACGTTGGGTTACAAGGGCAAAGTGTTCTTGTGCTCCACGCTTGCAACTGCGAAATACACATGCCAGAGAATGCTAGAGGTAGACGAGAACATAGTTCGCGGCATGCAGACCGCTAACTATTCATTCCCGTGCGCTTTCCTCGCTAATGGTTGGTCTTGGCTCATCGATTCGAATGACTATGGAACAGCTGACAATGGCCAGCACCCCAAGCAGGTTGGACAGAACCTTATCGCGGCCAATATCATCTCCGGTATGTTCGGTGGTAACACGCTCAACGCTGCGCACGGCTACGGTAGCTCAGGTGGTGTTACCGTATCGCGCGTGATGATGAACGTTATCGTGCAAGTACTCGGAGCAAATGGCAATAACGGCACCGTTGTTTACAAGCCCGCGCTCCCGTTCAACATGGTGGATACGTATTTCTTCGTCATACAGGGTAATGACGGCAGCACTAAGAACATGAGTTTTAAAGCTGCAGAGGGTGTAAAGATTATCTATCAGAACGTGACTAACGCGGTTTACGGCTCCGCGATAACCACGCTACCGCAGAATCCACCTGCTTAAAGTTGCAGACCCCGCGCGGATAGTCGCGCGGGGTCTTTTATTGTCGTGAGAAATAAAATAAAAAGTTGTTGCTAATCGTTTTAATGTGCGCTATACTAATATTGTCGATAAGGGAAACGCACAGAAAGGAACATCGACAATGAAGGTTTACGAGTACAGCAAGCACACAAGCAACGGAATGCATTACGCGCACATTTGCGCGAACGCGAAGGCTATCAGCGTGTATATGGAGACTAGCCTTGACGTCTTCGAGTTTGACGCGGATACAATCAAGCAGGCCGACCGGATTATTAGGAACCACGGATTTGAGCTTATCGGAGAGAGCGTAAGCGATTCGAAAGGATTAACGTACTTGCAATTCAACGTTTGGTATTATGATTTCGAATACAACGACAAGCGCGTTAAAACATTCACGTGCATTGAAGACGCAACCCAATTTATTTGCGCTCTTATTAACGATTTAAAATATAGATTTATCAACCTTGAGAGTGTATACTAGGAATGTGTTTCCATTCCCCTCAGCTAAACCCGCGTGGCCTTACTGTA